TATGATATCGCTGGCGTTCAGCCAATGACTGGTCCTACAGGACTTATCTTTGCAATGAGAACACAATACGGAACAGAGAGATCACCTGCTAGTGGTGATTACAGAGAGGCATTCTTCAATGAGCCTAACGCTGGTTTCTCTGGTGCTGATGGAAACCGTCTTGCAGACTACGATCCAACTGCATCCGATGCAACTAACGACGCTGAAGGTGCTAACCCAGGTCTTCTTAACGACTCTCCTGCTGGAACTTACGAACTAACAGGTGATGCTCAAGGAATGAACACAACTGCTCTTGAAGCAATCGATGACAGTTCTGCTGCCACTGCTTTCAGAGAAATGGGTTTCTCAATCGAGAAAGTTACTGTTACTGCTAAAGCTAGAGCTTTAAAGGCAGAGTACAGTATTGAACTTGCTCAAGACTTGAAAGCAATTCATGGTCTAGATGCCGAGCAAGAGCTAAGCAACATTCTCTCTACAGAGATTCTTGCTGAAATTAACAGAGAAGTTGTTAGAACTATCTACACAAACGCTGTTAAAGGTGCTCAAAACAATACTTCTACTGCAGGTATCTTCGACTTAGACGTTGACTCAAATGGTAGATGGTCTGTTGAGAAATTCAAGGGACTTCTATTCCAGATCGAAAGAGATGCAAACGCAATCGGTCACGAGACAAGAAGAGGGAAGGGTAACATCCTTATCGCTTCTGCTGATGTTGTATCTGCTCTTGGTATGGCAGGCGTTCTTGACTATGCTCCAGGTCTTGCAGGTAACAATGGTCTTGTTCCTGATGACACATCTTCCACACTTGTTGGAACACTTAACGGACGCATCAAGGTTTACGTTGACCCATATTCAGCAAACGTAAGTGATAAGCACTACTATGTTGCTGGCTACAAAGGAACTTCTCCTTATGACGCAGGATTATTCTACTGCCCATACGTTCCATTACAGCAAGTTAGAGCAATCAACCCTAACACCTTCCAACCAAAAATTGGTTTCAAGACTCGTTACGGTATGGTATCTAACCCATTCTCTCAGGGACTTACTCAAGGTTCTGGTGCACTTACTGCTAACAGCAATAAGTACTACAGAAGAGTTCAAGTTGCAAACCTAATGTAATTCAGATATTACAATTAATTTTTAGAGGGTGCTTGACACCCTCTTTTTTTATGCTATAATATATTTGTTGGACGCAACATGGGAGTGACTGAATAAACTTACTGGCAACCGCTAGTTAAGGTGATGAGACACAGGTGGTGCTGCTGCAGCGATGCAGAACCGATCAACCAATCGGGTCTCAGGCAATAACGTATTTTACTTCTGTAGTAATGCCCGTTATTTGTTGGTATACAGGATTCCAACCTCCCTCTTTTTATATTATGGTAAGACCTTCGGGTCTTTTTTTGTGTCTAAGTATAAACTCGTAGGCATTAATATTTCTTTCAAATTGCCATAATATTAGTATGTTAAAAATAAATAGTAGCAGAATTAGGATCAAACCAATGTAACCAAACCCCTTATATCATAATCGTCAAATGGAGGAAGCTCATGCACCACAACATAGAATCTCGCAATCAGTTATCAGCTTGGAGTCATACAGTATCTGATTACATCCAAAAGGAAGAAATGTTACTGGATGAATATTACGAGTGTTTGATAGATTGTGATATCGGAAGACACGCGAGTGGTTGCAGGCGAATGTGTAAGGATATTTTAATTACCTAAACCTAAACGTATAGATAGAGGGGAAAAACACCCCTCTTTTTTATTGCTAAATACTATTATCACAATGGACTTACATTATGGATTATAATCCTTATTCTCCTGAGTGGCATCGAAAAAGGTATCTACAAGAAGCATTGTTCAAATACCTTGACGACTATGTTGCGAATGATATTATTATAAATGATATCAAAGATATTCTTCACAGTAGATCTGATGAAGCATATAAAGAGTATACAAAACTCAACCAACTCCAAGCCAAACTCAGCACTGATTAAAAAATGCTTTCAACCCAATACCGACTCCGATTGGAGTCTATCTGCAAACAGATCGTAGATGGTGAAAATGTCAAGCTAGAAGACATGATTTGGGCACAAAAACTAGCAAAAAGAAATACCACTGCTGCAACTTGGATGCGACAAGCACGACAGAAAGCAGCAAATCCCGATATGAAAAAGGGAGGTACCGATGATTTTCTGAATAAGATGGGGTTAGGAGAACCCGACCCATCTGATTATAGAGAAGGGTTCAATAGTGCTGACGATATAGGTGAATGGTTTAATCGAGATAAACCTGACGATTGGAGACAACGAGACTAATGGCAAACTGGTATCAAGACCAACTAACAAACAGGAATTTTCTATCCCCTATAGGATTTTTATTCGTATTGAATAAAGCTAAGAGGGTATCTTTCTTGTGTCAAAAAGCAATGATACCCACGTTAGAACTAGGACAAGTTGATATTCCTACAGCAGGTTTTGTTCCTTTACCTAGAGAGGGTAATATACAATACGGTGCATTAAGTCTTGAATTTATAGTTGATGAAGATCTAAGAAACTATATGGAACTTCATAACTGGATGCGTGCATTAGGAACACCACAAGACGGATTAGAAAGAACTGATTGGAATGCAAGATTTGCAAACGCACCTTCCGAAGATGCAAGATTCTCTGATGGAACTCTACAAGTATTAAATAATAACAACTTAGCAAACTTTGACGTAGTATTCAAAGACTTATTTCCTATATCACTATCTACATTATCATTTGATTCTTCATCTGATGATAATGATTTTATGATTGCAGAAGCAACATTTAGATATATGTTGTACGAAATAAGAAATGTAAATACACAAACAAGAAGATGAAGAAGTTCAATCTATTTAAGTTTGAGCATACATGGGGTGGTAATGATAACTGGTATACTAAATCTAGAAGGTGGGCAAAGAAGCAACCTTTTCCTCTAAATCATTTAGTTACAGGTTTTATAGAATGGTTGCATATTCAGTGGAATGATGGTAAAATAATTATGGCTATGGACGACGTTGATCGTCAGGTAGATAAAATCCAATCCCAGTGGGAGGAAAATGAGCAACAAACAAGACACAACATCGTGGAGACTGGAGTATTTGGAGATGAAGGCTGGTCTCTCGAAATTACAAATCCGATTGTTGAAAGAAGGTCCGAGTCAACTAGCACAGGCATGGTTACTCCAAGCGATGCACAACGACTACAAAAAAATGAAGGGGATCAAGGAACCTCCCAGTAGGGAATCTGGATATCAGATTTCAATGAAAGAATGGTTTCAACGTGAAAAGGATCAAGGTGTATGAATCTTGAATCTTTACAGGAGATGTGGAGAAAAGATAGTGTAATCGATACTGATCTATACTGCGAAGAATCTACAAAGATTCCACAACTCCATATGCGTTACATGGAATTTTTTAACACGTACTCCTTGATGAAAAAGGAACGTGAAATAGAAATGCGAAGACTGATTAGAGAGAAATGGTTATATTATAAAGGTAAAGCACCATCAAAGGTATACAAAGAAATGCCTTTTGATTTTAAACTTACTACAAAAGAAGAAGTTAATATGTTTATAGAGTCTGATGAGGACATCTGTAAACTACAATATAAGATCGACTACATAGAACAGATCATAAACTTTCTTGAAGGTGTTCTAAGACAAATTGGTAATCGTAATTTCCAAATTAAGAACGCTATCGAGTGGGAAAAATTTAAAAATGGATTTTAATGAAATACGGTGACGCATACAGAGTTATTCAATTAGCACCTGCTGCTATGAATATTGTTAGATCTGCAATATCTAAATCAGATCTAGAAATGAAAGAAGCAGGTACAAATAATAATCCAGAATCAACTGCTAGAAGTAGTCAGATAGCATGGTTATATGATAATGATTTGGCACAAATGTTATTTGATGTAGCAAAACAAATAAATCAATTATCGGGTTGGAACTTAAGTATAAAAGGTTTAGAACCAGTTCAGTTTGGAATATATCCTGAGGGTGGTCACTATGGTTGGCATGTAGATCAACATAAAAGACCTGATCCTAAGATGAATGGTATGGTTAGAAAGATCAGTTGCACTGTATTTTTAAATGATCCTAGTGAATACGAAGGAGGGGAGTTTGATATTGAGATATATAAACCAGAGGCAGAACCAAGATATTCTACTATAAAAGAATCTAAAGGATCTGCAGTATTTTTCCAAGGTGACCAATGGCATAGGGTAAGACCTGTCACATCTGGATTGAGAAAGTCACTTGTAGCATGGTTTTATGGACCTCCTTATCTCTAAGAAGAATGAAGTCTACTTAAAAGTTGAAGCAGAACCTCATTTGAATTATGAACTAGCAGATTTCTTTACCTTTGAGGTAGAGTCTGCGAAGTTTATGCAGAAAAAAAGAAGATATAAAGGTTGGGATGGAAAGATAAGATTATATTCACCTGCAACAGGAGAGATATATTGTGGTCTTGTAGATTATCTTACAGATTGGGCAGAAGAAAAAGGATATCAATATTCAATAGAAGAGCATGAAAACTTTGGTCACCCTCAAGAAACTAATGAGTTTGTGACTCCAGAAGCTGTTGGTCAATTCGTGAAATCACTTCGCGTACCATTTCCCGTAAGGGACTACCAGTATAAAGCAATATACGAAGCCCTAAGATACAACAGACGACTCCTATTGTCGCCAACTGCAAGCGGTAAATCATTGATGATCTATGCATTAATTAGATACCATACTAATGTGAGTAGAAATGTTTTAGTTGTAGTTCCCACTACATCTCTTGTAGAACAAATGTATAAAGACTTTGCAGACTATGGTTGGAGAACCAAAGATTGCCATAAAATCTATGCAGGTGCAGACAAGTATACAGATCATAGCGTAGTTATCACTACTTGGCAATCAATTTACAAAGAACCTCGTAAGTGGTTTGATAGATTTGATGTAGTGATAGGTGATGAAGCACACCAGTTTAAAGCAAAGTCACTGACTACATTGATGTCAAAACTTCATAAATGTAAATATCGTATTGGTTTTACAGGAACATTAGATGGTGCAAATGTAAATCAATTAGTATTAGAAGGATTATTTGGTAGATGTTCCAAGGTCACTAAAACAAATGAACTAATTAAACAAGGTCATCTTGCTAAACTAACTGTAAAAGTAATACTTCTTAAGCATGAAGAAAAAATATTTGAAGGATATCAAGATGAAATAGATTACTTAGTAGACCATGAAGGACGTAATAAATTTATTAGAAACCTAGCAACAGATCTAAAAGGTAATACTTTAATTTTATTCAACTATGTAGAAAGGCACGGTCTGCCTCTTTACAACTTGATAAATAGTCATACAGACAAACCCGTGTATTTCGTTCACGGAGGTGTTGATGTTGAAGATCGCGAAGATGTTAGAGTATTAACTGAGAGATCAGATAACGCTATCATTGTAGCATCCTATGGAACTTTCTCCACAGGAATCAATATCAAAAAACTACATAACATTATTTTCGCTAGTCCTTCTAAGTCTAGAGTACGCAACCTACAATCTATAGGACGTGTATTAAGGAAAGGAGAAAATAAGTCACAAGCAACATTATATGATATTGCAGATGACATTTCCACTGATAGAGGAAACAATTATACATTGAATCATCTCATGGAAAGAGTCAAAATTTACAACGAAGAAAAATTTCATTATGAAATCATAGATGTAAAAGTAAAAGCTTATGATTAATTACACAAAAAAAGACCAAGACTTTCACGGAATTTTTAAATTAGTAAGTGGTGAAGAGGTGCTCGCCAAAGCGGTCATCACTGAAGATGGTGGTGAGTGTCTTGTTTTTATGCAAGATCCTGTAGTCATACACACAATAACAAATCCTATTAGTGAGAATAAAGTAATGCGTGGTATGGGATTTACTAAGTGGATGCCCATGTCTGACGAAGATTTTTTTATTGTTAGAGATAGAGATATTGTTACAATGGGAACTATGTCCAAACCAATTATATTAATGTATGAAGCGTTTATCGGTGGCGACCTCGACCCAAATGAACCTCATAAAAGACAGTCACCTGCAAAAGATTCCGAGGGGTATCTAGGAAAAATTGAAGAAGCTAGAAAGAGATTTGAGAATCTATATCGCTCTTGAACCCTTACAGTGTTAGTATACATAGAATGTTGAGGGTTGTCAAGCCCCTCCATTTATGTTATACTTTGAATATCAAATAAAACCTATATGAAGAAAGCAGCACCTAAAAAGCGACAACACTATGTTGATAACCAAGAATTTCTTGCTGCAATTATTAAGTATAAAGAGAAAGTAGATATTGCTAAAGAAAAAAACTTACCAAAACCTCGCGTCAGTAATTATATTGGTGGATG